ATTTTGACCATTCGTAAAAATTTTTTAATGTGTGTTGCATTTATAATATATATATATATTATAAAAAATAAAAAAGTTAAATTGATTTAAAAAATTAAGTATATAAAATGATATTATTATGCGACGATACAATTCGTAAATTTTTAAGTAAAACAATTATATTTAGTGATTATGAAAAACAATATAATGATTTAAAAACCCGTGTAATTTTATTTATTAGTAAATTAAGAAATCGTGTATTTAGAAAAAAACAAATATTAAAAAGATTTATAAAAAATATACGATATAAAAACTTAATTAAAAATAATCCATGTAATGAATTAGATTTATATACACTTGAGAATTATAATACAACTAATAAAAATAATATTTATTTAATAGATATAAAATTAAATAAAAAATGGTGGTTTACTATAGAAACAATAACAAAACTATTGTGTAATAATTTATCATATTTTGATGGAGAAACTTATGATATAATTTGTAAGACACCTACAAATCCTTATATAAATAAAGCATTAACATTAGGACAATTAACAAGTATATATGAACAATTGAAAAAAAAAACGAATACTCAAAAAATAATAATATTATTTAGACTTGTAAATTTTAATGTAGATAAATTTATAAAATTATATAATGATGATATAATAAACTATTCATATAAATATAATCTAGACTCATTAGATAATGATGGTATAATAACAATATTATATAGTTTATTTTATGAATATAATATAAGTTATGTAAATATTAATAAACTAGATCTATCGAATAATATCATTAATACTGAAGTTAAAAATCTAATAAAAAACTGTCGTTTAACATATAAAAAAAATCAGCTATATAAAATTAAATGTTTTATAGATAAAAATAAATATATTATAAGGAAAGCTTCAAGAAATTTTAATAGAATGAATGGTAATATCTCTGATAATAGAGATTTAATTCAAATAAATACTGATATAATTTGTGAAACAGTTAATAATTCTAATATGGAAATAGATTTTATTGAGGTAGAGTCATTAAGTTGGACAACAAATGAGGAAGATGAAGAAAATATAAATAATACATGTCTAGATTCAGAAAATTTAAATACTGGTATAATTTGTGAAACAATTAATAATTCTAATATGGAAATAGATTTTATTGAGGAAGAGTCATTAAGTTGGACAACAGATAAGGAAGATGAAGAAAATAAGGAAGAAGATGGAGATGAGGAAGAAGATGGAGAAGATGAAGAAGATGGAGATGAAGAAGATGAGGAAGATGCTGGAGATGAGGAATATGGGGAAGAAGATGGAGATGTAGAATATGAGGAAGAAGATGGAGATACAGAATATGAGGAAGAATATGAAGAAGATGAAGATGTAGAAGATGAAGAAGATGAAGAAGATGAAGATGTAGAAGATGAAGAAGATGAAGATGATGAAGAAGATAAAGAAGATGAAGATGTAGAAGATGGAGTAGATGGAGAATATAAAGAAAATATAAATAATACATGTCTAGATTCAGAAAATTTAAATATTGATATAATTTGTGAAACAATTAATAATTCTAATATGGAAATAGATTTTATGGAGGAAGAGTCATTAAGTTTGACAACAGATGAAGAAGATGTAGAAGATGTAGATGAAGAAGATGAAGAAGATGAAGAAGATGAAGAAGATGAAGAAGAAATTATAAATAATATATGTTTAGATTTAGAAAATTTAAATACTGATTAAAAATAAAATAATATAGTATATATGGGTGGTATACATTCTACAAATGGTATAGACAAACATGAACATGAAGATTTATTAAATGGATATAATAAAATGAAATCTAATTACGAAACAGAAAAAGTATACTCTGCTTCATTAAAAAAAAATATAGATAAGTTAGAAAATAAAATAGTAAATAGTGAAATAAAAATTGATAGTATGGAAAAAGATAATGAAGATAATATAAAAAAATGTGAATTAATAAGGTCTAATTATATATCTAAAATAATAAATAGGGATAATATAATATGTGAATTAGAAGACAGTTTAAAATATAATGAAACTATAATAGTTAAGAATGAAAATACTATTGAAGAACTAAGAAATAAAATACTAAAATTAAATACTGAAAATAAAAATATATTATTTTTAGAAAATAAATTAAAAATAATTCAAAATTCTTCTAATACATAAGAAACTATTAATGAAGATTTAAAAGAATCCAATATTAAAAATAATCAAATTTAAAAAAATCTAGAAGAAACTAATAATGAATTAAATGAAAATATATTAAGTATAGAATGTGAATTAAATAAATCAAGTAGTAACTATATAAGATTAAGTAGAAAAATGGATTCGATAATAAATTTAGTAAAATATTTTAAAAGTAATAAAGATCAAATAATAAAAAATATATTAGGTAAAAATAATACATTTATGTCGGATTTTATGGAAAATAATATAATTGAGAATGTATATAATTATTTAGTTGATAAAATAGAATTATTAGTTAAAGTTTAAAAAAACAACAGCATAAGTGATTAGATTTTTTATTTTTTTTTATGATTGTATTTGTTTTATTTTTAAGATTTATAGTTTGTGTATTAAATTTATTATCTATTAATTTAATATTATTAAAAACCTCACTTAAACATAGCTTTAAATTATTATTATGAATATTTATTGAATTTATAATATTATCTACATTATAACCCTTACTATTATAAATTTTAATTTCTTCAAGTAAATTTTCTAATAAACATAAATCATTTATGATACTATCCGAATTGTTTTTTAAATTTTGTAAATGTAAATTAAAATTATTAATATAATTATTATCAAGATTATATTCATAAGAACTATTTAAATTATCTGAACTATTTAAATTATCTGAATTATTCGAATTATGTGGATTATATTCATTATCTTGATAATGATTACTCATATATTATGGTATAAAATAATTTAAATTTATTTTTTAATTTTTTTTACATTAACTTTTTGATAATTTTTTTTATTAGATTTGAAGTCATTAGAGTCTTCATGATCAGGATTATAAAATTTCTTATGATGTAACCACAAAGCATCTGCGCCAATTTTAAATGAAGGATGTGAATTAGCTTTATACCAGTATACTTGTTCATCTAATTTATTAGTTTTAGCGTTATTATTAATAACTAAACATTCATAATTTTCGGTGCACTGATCCATAACTTGACAAAAAACCTCAAATGTAGGAAACATACCAGCATAATTATCATATATTCTTTTTCTATTAGAAACAATATTTTCTCTTAATATAAAAACATAATCAATATTTGTGCGTAAGTTAGGTGGAATACCTAAAGGATATTGCATAGTAATAATAAATAAAATATGCCAGTGTCGTCCATTCATAAAACATGTTTTGATATTTTTATCTTTTGTCCAACTAGCATCGTATAAACAATCATCTAAAATTAAAAATCCGGTTGGATTAATTTCAGTATGTCCATTTTTGTTTAAATCTTCTATCATTTTTTTTTTAACAGTTTTTTGTCGTTGTAAAACATTTTTAATAACTTCCGGTGTATACTCATCATGAATAAAAATACTTGGTATAATATCTCCATAAAAACAATTAGCACTTTCTGTGGCGGAAATAACAGTTCCTACNGGTATATTTTTATGATAGTATAATAAATCTTTACATAAAAATGATTTACCAGTTTCGCGTTTGCCTATTAATACAATAACTTTATCTGGTTTAATAGATGACATATCAAATTTTTTTAGTTGAATATTACTCATACTATATAAAATATAATATATGGTGATATAATATATATTAAATAAATCCGTGTTATTATTTGAATTAATAAATATTATATATATATATATATAGAATGTTCAAAATTAATAAATTTATATTAATAATATGCTTAATAGTCTTATTATTAACATATATAATCTGTAAAAATGATATAATGAATATAATAAATGACTTATTTTATAAAAAAACAGTAAAGGGAGGAAATACTAATACATATAATACTAATACATATAATACTAATATAGATAATACTGATATAGGAAATTTACAAAATATGATAGACAAAGAAGAAAATACATTATCTAGAATGAGAGATGAATTAGAAAGTTTAAGAAATAATAGTAATTCATTAAATGAATTAATTAAAAAAGAAGATTCCAGTTCTAATTATATAAAACTGAATAGACCTATAATAGAAGACACTAACCAAGATGCTATAGAGAATATAATACAAAATGATAATAATCTAGAAGAAGAGATTACCGAAGAAATCATGGAAGAGATAGATGGAGAAGATAAAAGAGTTAAAGAAAAAATAACAAAACCTTATGAAAATCTATGTGAAGTTAATTATAATGAGAAAAAAAAGAAACATAAATATGAGGATTTAAAATTAAATTTAGATACAAATATGGGATTGGAACCATTTAATAATGATGATTTTAGCGAATTTGGTAAATTTAATTGTTAATTAAATACTATTAATGAATTGCCAATTTAATTCACTACAAATACATTTCCAGATTTTATCTTGTTGATATAATTTTTCTCTACTTTTTAATAATGTAAAATATATTAAATATTCATTCATACCTAACAATTGAATAAACTTATGAATAACATATGAATAAGATAAGAAATTTTTTCTATTTTTAGGACAATGTTTCTCAAATGGACCTTGTATTTCTTTAAACATATATCTTAATTTTTCTTCTACTTGTTTAGTAATATTAGGAGGAGGTTTACCATTAATTTTATTAATTATATAAGGTATATGTTCATAAAACTTATTTAGTTTTAATTTTTTTAATATATCACGTATTTTATTATTTGAAATATTAGCAACATTAAAAATACGTTCTTTTTTTAGTTCGCATAATATTTTTTCTATTATATCACTTGAAATATCGGTGCTTTCTTTAGCTTGAAATTGTGACAACCATTCATTAAAATGATTAATTCTTTTATAAGCAAAATAATTAGATTCATATGTGGGTTCTTTATAATTAGGTTTATCAGAATCTATTAATATATTATATTGTTCTCCACAACTAATACAAATCGAAACACCTTCAATATAATTAATATTTAATTTATTATTACATTTAACACATATAGTGTCATCAATTATTTTATTTTTTTTTGATTCATATGTATTATCAATAATATTTAAATAATCATCAAGTAATTTGCCTTTTGTTGATATATTTGTTGTATTATTATTAAAATATTTTAATAAGGAACTATTTGATAAATATTCATTTTCATTATTATTTACATTATTATTTTTATTATTATTATCTAAATTAGTATCAGTATTATAATATTCAAATAAAATATTACCAACATTTAATAAATATTCTTCTTCTTCTTTATTATTTTTTATAGAATCTATTATATTATTATATTTATCTATTTCATTTAATAAATTATATTTATTATTTAAATCATCTTCTGTCAATTTATTTTTTGCTAATAATTTATTATATTTTTTTTGTAATTCATTTTTTTTTTTTATATAATCATTTAATTTATTCTTCTTATTATTAATAGAATCTATTTTTTTGGTATGTAAATAATCTAATGTATTATTGTTTTTTATATTTTTTCTTGTTTTTTTTTTATAATTAAATGAGTAATTCATAATAAATTAATTATTTATATATTATTTATATATAAATATATTTAAGTATAATTTTTTATATATAAATAAATATATGGGTGGTGGTTTATTACA